CTAGGGACTCTAGCAGTATTCCACATCCTCTTCAATCTCAGGGCACTCTTCCAAGTACACCCGCTCATATTGAATAAGACCGTGGTTTTTCGTAGTCATTCCATTGGACGCAGCCATAAAATTATCTACGAGGTGTTCCCAGGTAGGGAACGTTGTTTTCTTGATGTACGGGCGCACAATATCATTCTTTTGGCACGCATCTTGAAGAAAAGCTCTCATTTCATAAAACTTTTCTTTTCCGTAATAGAAATACTCATACATTGCTGATTGAACAACACTAGCCATTTGAAAACCTGGTGCAACTGAGTCAGAAGGTACCCACACAGTCAATGATTTAAAGATACTCTCTTCATCCAAAGGACACAAGTAAAATCCAACATCCTCATCAAAACGCCACTTGCGCTTAAGAAAGGATTCGTCGTTAATATGCACATAGTCAATAACCTTATCAGTTTTATCCGATGCCGTATAGATAACACCAATGGTACGCAAAGCAGAAACAACTGCTGCGTGTGTAAACCATGGTGCTTCACCAACCCCCATAATATTATCGTCACCATACGTCATAAGACGCACATAAGCTTTAAAATCATAGACTTTAATATTATCAGGAGCAGTAACCGCAAAAGCATAACGAATATACAAACAATTGACAATACCATTAATAATAACTGTCAAGGCTTGACCTGAAGGATTTGTACCGAAGAACTCTATCAGATCCCCATTTACATTTGAAACTGGAAAGGCAACATCATATGCCAAACCCACTATAACTTTCAAATCTTCTTGTGAGTAACCTGCTGCTTTGCATATAGCATAGACAACTGAAAATGCGTACAAGATAATATCAGCAGTCATGCCCTTGTCAAAGCGCTTATAATCACCAGCTATAATCTTGTCTTCTCCAAAAGCACATAAGTAATCACGAATAAGTTCCCATTCAGCTGACTGGCATACTGTGCCTGGACCAGATTCAAAAACAAATTTGTTTCTCTGGACCAATCTAACAAATGGCAAAAGATACTTACGCATTTCCAATGAGAAATCAACACCAGCACTCGAGAATGCACGTGTTTTCTCAATCAAAATCTTCTCAATTGGAATAGATTCGTCTTTCAAGTGTTGTTCAAAAACAGGCATATAACGTCTACCAGACATATAAGCTTCATGACATTTTGTAACTCGGTCCCACACTTGGGGTGGAAAATTCTGACCATCCGGTTTAGCCTCAGTAGGATCCGGAATAATGAAGGACTTCTTTGTCTTTCTCCATGGATTACCCATAGATGACTTAAAATTCATAGCATCAATATACTGTACTCCATTAATTCCATTAACTGTCGAATAATCATCCAACGGATGGACATAATCTCTCCAGTTGGGATCGGATTCTTTCAAACCATTCAATATATCATGGGTAAAAGCATCCGCACAATGAGACATAAGCGTTTTATCATACGTAGCAGTTCTGTCTAACATTGGCAAAACATTCTGACGCCAAACATTCCAGCCTTTCATAACTGGCGGACCAAAGGGTGCTTGCCTTTCAAACCGCTGTTCCACAACTTCACGTAATGGGGTGGAGTTGACTTTACTGCGGGGAGTAGGACGCACACCAGATATAGTTCCATAGACATTTGCCGTTCCTTTTTCACAGTAGTTAATCACACTCTTATGATGCAAAGGACCAACAGTACGATCACCTTCCACTAAATCTAGCGCGATAACACCTGGTTCAATATCACCTAATCGAAGCGATTTATACGCAAATTCTTTAAGCTCAATTTCCAAATTTTCACGTGAAAGACAAATACCAAATGAATTCTCTGTTGCTTTACCCTGAGATAACTTTACATAGGCATGAAAGCCACCAATAATTGGGCCGCGGGGAGCCATCACTATAACTAAAGCACCGCACTCACCGAATTCGGTAATAGTTGGACACTTATAACCAAATAACATACAATTGGCAGTACCACAGTTTGGTGGAGACCACATCTTAGTAACATTGTTAAGATCACGTGTGTACATTGTACCATCATTGCGAGTGCACAGTAAGAAACCATCATTAATACCACTAAATGTATGTGGAGCAAAGAACTTGGTAATATCCTTTTTTGGAGGGGCACCAAGAACCTCGAACACAGCCAAATCAAGTTCTTCATTAATATGGATTTCAGAACGTTTTAACTTCAGACTCACAATTTGTGACACACCGGGTTGGGTTTTACCAACATTAATCCGAATATGATAATACTCTACTTCTTTGCCGTTTTTATGGGTTTTAAAAGCGTGAGCATTAGTAATGTACTTCTGACCTCGAACACACACTGCCATTTGAGAATAATGCTCAGTATTATCATCATATTGCATAGTGATGAAACACACATTGTTCGATAACATATCTGTCAATTTAGATCTATCGGCTCCTACTAAAGATGTAGAAGCCAAAGGAACGTCCTGTGTGGTACACTCGTAATTTGTAGCATGCCAAACATTTTCTTTTTCTTTCTCTGTGACAGTAATAGGCTTACCTGTAGATTGACGTGTTCCTTGTTCTTCTGTCTCATCTCGAGGGTTAAACAAACTATAGACACTATACATAGACATCAATGCTGCTGCTCCAGTTATAAACAATGAAAAATGAACAAGATTTCGGCGGTGCTCTATTGTCCAACCAATAACACGAACAGCAGTCCGCTGCGGAAGGAAATAATCACACAATCGCCAGAAAGCCCATCGCACATATGAATTTGACAAACAATACACAACCGTGCGATATATAAAGTCATATGACATAAGGTTGATACCAATAAATGCAAAAATAACATGAATCCAATAAAAGATACAAAAGGTGCTTATATAATGCCAAAATGTATACCAATACGTTTCATCGGCCGTCCAAGACCATTCACACTCTTCAAATTCCTCTGAGAAGGTGGCGGCCTGTTCAGCTATACACGTGCAATTGGATGCAGGTAGAGCGCATTTCTTACAAACTGTAATTTCACGACAATATGCATTCTTAGCCTGGACTTGAGCCCGTTTGTGTGCTTCAACTGTACGTATAAACACAGCCATAAATGTCGCAGTATCTGTATATTTCAACGGAATACCTTGGTCATTCACGGCAGGAACAAGTTTAGCCATCTGGCGTGTACCATTCATGTAAGGTTCATATTTCATCAAGGAAAAAATCCAAAAATTTGGAAGAGAACCATCTGTAGGGGGGATTGCTTTACGCTTATCCAAAAAACCCTCACTAGAAGCATACTCCGGCTTAATTTCAACATGAATAGGGAAGCCAAAACGACGTAAAGCGGCACCAGGATTTTGATAATAATGGTGCATATTCAAATCCATGGAATTCGATGATGCTAAAATAAGTTCACTCATAAATGGGATTTTACCCTTATCAGGCAAGTCAGCTTGTGGTGTAATAAATGTAACATTATTACCAACATATAGCACCTCACGAGTAGTGGGGTCTTCAAGTCCTAATTCAGGATTCATAGCAGCAATATCATCATACTGAACACACCAACAGGATGATTGGTAACCAGACCAATATTCATCCAGAGGATTACGGGTAAAACGATGCTCTTCAGAGGTAGGTAAGTCAAAATATGAACCATAATATCGGAAAAATAGCTCTTGCAAGCCAGATTTACCTATACTAGACAAACCCAAAAAGATAGCAACAAACGGAGCCTCGCGGGATTCACGAGCAGCACGTTTGGTGAGTAAATTTGCGTCTAACATTTTAATATCATTCAACATACTCTTAACAGCACGCAACTCAAATTTGTTATCACTCATAGAAAACTTACGAATAGCTTCACCTTCCTCAATAGCATTTTTCATATCTGAGATAAAATCATAGACAGTGAAACCATGCACGGCAGGATTGGCAAGTTG